ATGAACGATCCTATGTTTGTCGAAACGCTGATTATCTCCTCATCGTTTTTTATTATCGCGATTATTTTGATTGCTTCCGTGCTGCTGCTGGAAAACGGCTGACCGTTAGCCAGCCGCAGTATTTATTGTTTACGGAACGTCACCAGTTCAGGACGGGCGATACGCAGATAGTCCTGGGTGTCCATAATCACCGACTTTTCCAGCAGGCCGGCGTTAAAGGCGATCTCATCGAAGCGCTCAAACAGCAGCGGATCGGCGACCAGCGTCAGATCCGGATGAAAGCTGAAGGGGGGAATGGCGCCGAAGACGCAGCCGGTAAGCGCATCCACTTCAGCCGGACTGGCGAGAGAGGCCTTTAGCCCACCGAAATGACTGGCCAGAAGGCTCAGATCGGCCTGCCGATCGGCGGCGAGGATTGCCAGAATATGTTTCTTAACACCGTTGCCTTTTACCTTGCAGACCAGTGCTTTTGCACCCTGCCGGAGATCGGTCCCGCGAATTTCACTGACCGCTTCGCATTTCCCAACGGCCTCATGCGCCACCACGCGAAAGCGCGCCTCCTGCTCGGTTAATAAGCTGATTAGCCGCTGATGGGGCGTCGTCCCGATCACGTCATCAGACATAACGATTTCACCTGTGATTTGCCAATACGTAGCTTGCTACATTAGCACGGGACGGAGAGGGCTGAAAGAAAACAGCCAGCGGGTGCGCTGGCTGTTGGGTCATGCGTTGCTGGTGGACGACTGTTTCTGGAGCAATTCGCTAAAATCTAAGTGATTGAATTTAACTTATAAAACTCTTTCCCCAAAACATCCCCAAAATAATTCCCCAAAACTCCCTGTTTAAATCACAACTTTTTTCCATTCTAGACCACGATCATCTCCATACATTACGCTCATTGCTTCGGTTTTATGTCCTAAAAGAGTTTTGACATCTATACCCTGATCTTTGTATGTTCTTGATGAAAGCGAGCGCTGTTCATGAAACGGCGGAAGGGCAGTGCAATCCTTAGGCCAGGTAATATTTGCTTTATCTCTTGCCTCCTTAAAATATCTTGATATCGTTTTTTCTGGAACGTGAGATCCCGCTTTACCGTAAGCGTGATGCTTAACATGGTGGATCAGATAAGGGCTTACTACTCTATCGCGACACTTACTAATAACATCAGCCAGAGTCAACCCGATTGCATCGCACCTTAAATTTAAGGGGATAGCTAACTTCATTCCGGTTTTATTTTGGGTAACATGAAGGTGATTATCCCAAATGTCACTAAACTTCATCTCGACTATGTCACCTGTCCTTTGCCCGGTTACTAAAGCCAAAAGCATAGAATTTTGAGCGCAAGGCGGCAAAGAGCCTGCGCTTTCAAAAATCAATTTCCATTGTTCAATGTTAAGTCTGCTTCGTTTCACTTTGGCTATTGGATTTTTTACAGCTAAGGCTGGGTTGTAGCCAGGATCAACCTCGCCAGCATGCTGCGCCTCTTTGAACACGTCGTTCAGTACGCTTCTTATCAGTTGGCCCATTCTGTGCTTTCCCTCTGCCTTATATTCATCAATAATTTTTGCAATGAGTCTTGTATCAACATCCTTCAGGCGAAGGTTTGGCACTCTATCTGCGAGAATCTGAGAACATAATCGTCTGGATTTTACAGTAGGGTTTTTTATCTCACCGTCACGCAACCTTTCCATCTGAATTTCGATGTATTTTTTAATCCACTCAGAAACACGTATACCTTGATCCTTTTTCCCTGAGCTCTTCATTGCCATATCAATCAGAGCATAAGATTGCTGAGTTTCTTGTTCTGCGGTTATACGGTTCATCTCGATTGCAGCAGCTTTTGCCGCTTCATCATCTGTTCCGAATCCAATAAATGAACCTGTTACAGGGTGGCGATATTGCCAATAAATTTTCGAAGTACGCTTATCTAACTTACAGTAAAGGTTGGGTATTTTGACATTATGTTTTCTGGGGCGAGCTGCCATTTATTGCTTTCTCCACTAACTGGCGGGCCTTGTCTGATAATGATGACGAAATATCAACACTGCCAACCATGCCAACAAAACGAGCATCTTCATCTATAACCCAGCGTCGACCTTGCTTTAAGGCTGGCGGATAAGTCTGTTTGGTCTTTGCTATTTTGTTTAATGCTGAGTTGCTTAATGGATATTTGAATCCATTAGGACCAGATGCCCACTCATGAAGTGTCACTAACTGCCCCATGCGTTTCTCTCCACTTAACCGGCTGCACCCGGTGTTTATTTCTGCAATTTATCCTTCATGCTCTTAACTGTTACCGTAAGCAGATCGATATCAGTCACTTTGCCATGAATTATTTCAGCTAGCCGCTATTGCTATTAAGCTGCTGACGTTCGTCAACAGTCAGGATTTGGGTAGCCTGTTTGGAATTCTCTCGCGTTTACGTGGTGGAGGGGCCAGTAATGGTAACAAGTGATCCGAGTGCGATGGCAAACGCAATTATCTCTGCTGTTATCGTTATTGCACTGATGTTCTACCAGCGCGGCGGGGCAAGACATCGCCCTCTGATATCGCTGATGGCTTATTTGACGGTGCTGGTTTATGCCAGCGTCCCGTTCCGTTACCTGTTCGGCCTGTATCACGAATCACACTGGTTTGTGGTGCTGGTGAATGTCCTGATTTGCGCAGCTCTTCTCTGGGCACGGGGAAACTTGGCGCGCCTGGTTGATGCACTGAGGCACTAATGAACCAAACACAATTTCAGAAGGCGGCTGGTATCAGCGCCGGGTTAGCTGCGCGCTGGTTTCAGCATATCGACGCCGCTATGAAGGAATACGGCATCACCGCACCGCTTGATCAGGCCATGTTTATTGCCCAGATGGGGCATGAAAGCACCAGATTTACCCGACTGGTGGAAAACCTGAATTATGCGGCAGAAAACCTGGTACCGACGTTCGGCAGCCACCGCATCACGCAACAGCAGGCCGCCGCACTTGGCAGAACGGCAACGCAACCGGCAAACCAGAAAGCGATCGCCAATCTGGTTTATGGCGGTGAGTGGGGAAAAGAACACCTTGGCAATCAGGTTTCCGGTGATGGCTGGAAATATCGCGGTCGCGGCCTGAAGCAAATCACCGGGCTCAGCAATTATCGCAACTGTGGCCACGCGCTGAAGCTGGACCTTGTAACCCAGCCTGAATTGCTTGAACAGGATGAATACGCCGCGCGCTCAGCCGCATGGTTCTATGTCTCTCGCGGTTGCCTGCTTCATTCCGGCGACGTTGAGCGTGTGACCCTGCTTATCAATGGTGGCAGAAACGGGCTGGATAAACGCCGCGCGCTGTTTAACCTGGCGAAATCCGTTCTGGTGTGAGGTGAATGTGGGTATCGAAACGATAATCGGGCTGGCCGCACTGGTGATTTCCGCCATTGCAGGCGCTTTTGGCCTGGGCCATATTCGCGGCACCAGCAAAGCGGAAGCGAAAGCCGGCCAGCAGCGCACTGAAGATAACGCAGCGGCAACGGTCACAGCAGCCGAACGCCGGGTAGAAGCAACGAAAGAGGCCAGCAATGTACAGCAGACTGTTAACCATATGCCTGATGACGATGTTGATCGCGAGCTGCGCACAAACTGGACCCGTAAGGGTTGAGGTAGTGGACACGGCATGCGACTGGGTTAAACCCATCTACGGCACAGCGCACGACTGGGATGTGCTGGACCGCCAGACGAAGCGCGACATCCTGGCGCATAACAAAGCGTGGCAGGCTATCTGTCATAATCCAAAGGAAGTGAGGTCCAAGTGATTGCAACCATCGGAACTATTCTTGTTTGGGCTCTAATCCTTATTGCTGGAGCTGCTGGACTGTTTTTCGCATTCATCGGTTTTATGTTTTTTATCAGTTGGCCGAAGTGACACTGAGTTTTAGCCATTACAAAGCTCACCTGCTGGCGGGCTTGATAATGGTTGTCCCCACAACCGGATAATGTTTACGGCATCCCCTGTGAGATATGGGGAAGAGCAGGCAACGATTGACTACCTGCTCTTATCTTTTAAAGACTAAATCCAAGCTTTTTGGCAAGGTTTTTAATCAAACTATTGGTATTGAGATATTCCGTTGTTCCTACAGCTGCGCCGCAAGACGCGCACTGGATGAAAAGGATACGAAAATTACTGTTCGAGACAGGGTGCTCCTTCATTTCGAACCTTGTAGATGAGCACTTTGGGCAAGCAGTTGTAGCCATAAAAATCCTTATAAGAGGTAATCAGCCATCCCTCTTGTTTAGGTTCGCTGATGTCCCACCATCAACGGACTGAGTAGTCACCATATCCAAAATTAATAATCCTAGCAATTACATGGTTTTGGTTTTATGCGCATCGCACGCGCACATCAAAGAAAGTCTTTCAGCTGTGAGCCTGGGCAAACCGATAACTTTCGGCGGCTTTGCCGTGCGACAGGCTCACGTCTAAAAGGAAAATCTAATGCAGGTCACTATTGATGGTGTCCCGTTTGTGCCTGCCTGCGCTTCAGCGTCACGGATTGGCATTGCCATTACTACCCACAACCGGTCAGACGTTTTAAACCGCGCTATTGAGCAGCACATTAAACATCTGCCCGCCGGGGCGCTGGTGGTGGTTATCGACGATGGCTCTAAACCTGCCGCAGTAGTGCCTGACGGCGTGCAGCTGCTTCGCCATGAAACATCACTCGGCATTGTTGCTTCGAAGAACGCCAGTTTAACCCTCTTGACGTAAATCCGGCAAAAGCAAACAACGCAAAGCTTGGAGATCCGATTAGAGAGCTTTTTGGCCGTAGCCGCATTTACCCTGATTATGCTGTGCAGCCAGTATCCAGATTTTCCCCTGATGACCCAACTGTAATGACAGTAGAGATGTTCGTTGTTCTGGGTCGAGGAAGATTCTCATTCGGTAACGGAGACATCAGGGTTGGCTCAACACCGTCGACATCTCTGGATGATGGATTTAGCTATACCAAGTACGAACCAGGCGCAGACGTCAGTGGGGACCGCAGGACTGAGAACTGGTTCAACTCCACAGAGGTCGGCGGCACAGCATCTGGCTCAGGCCTGGATATGGCTCAAACAGCCCCAGATTCAGATGATATTGTTGCTCAGTCTTTAACTGTTTCTGGAACAACTATTACTTTTAATGGACTTAGCAATGAAGAGGGAACCACAACCGACACTCTACCTGATTCGTGGGTTGTTGGTGCAATTGTCGAAGTAATAGTTCCAGATTCATATGTCGTAACGAATGATGGTCCTTACAGCAGAATTACCAGTGATGCACTTGAAGAGATTGCACCCTACGTAGGCATGCCTGTAACTCTCTGGTACAACAGCGTCGACTATCAACTATTCATCTCTGAATACATACCTCATTCTGAGCCACCAGGAGAGGATGTGATAACGGCATCAATCACGCTGGCATACGACAGCGCCACAGGAACAGCGTTTACTGGGATTCCTGAGGGATATGTACGTCTTTCCATTTCAGATGCGGGAAGTGAGTACAAAATACTCGATGTTGATGCTGGTACGGTGACATTAGAACGTATGGTGGATGGTGAAGAAGACCCGTCATGGCCTGGATTCTCTCCTCGTACCGTGCTTGATTTTGATGCAAACAGCCTGAATGAAAATGACTCATGGATGGGTCCGTTTCTTGCTTGTCCAGAGAATGAAACCGTAGATATGTTCGAGGTTAATTTCTTCTTCCCAAACGGAATCTGCGGATACAAGGATAGTGGGAGCAAAAAGAACAGAACTGTAACATGGGAAATTCAGTACCGAGTCTATGGCTCTGGTTCTGGATGGACAAGCAAAACCGGCTCGTACAACATGAAAAACATTAACGGGCTTGGGTTTACTGAACGTGTAACACTTGGAGCGCCTGGGCTGGTTGAAGTGCGTTGCAGAAGGACGAATGAGCAGGGTGAAGGTAACTCCCGAGATAACATGTACTGGCAGTCATTGCGAGGCCGTTTGTTGTCACGCCCATCATCGTATTCTGGCGTAACTACAATGGCGGTGACGGTGGAAACTGGAGGGAAACTCGCTGCGCAGTCTGATCGCCGGGTAAATATTGTTGCTACACGTATTTATGACACCGGAGGAACCAGAACTATATCTGGCGCCCTCTATCACATTGGTGATGAGCTAGGGTTGGCGATGGACTATGAAGCCATTGACTCGCTAGAAGCGACATACTGGACACCTGACAGCGAATTTTTCGACTATGCCACTACGGATTCTGTTTCTGCACTGGAAATGCTTCAGAAGGTTACTAACGCAGGGAAAAGCTATTTTCTCCTTACAGACGGGCTTGCATCTGTAGCAAGGGAGGGCGTTAAAACGTGGACAGGAATAATCAGCCCACAGGAGATGACAGAACCTCTACAGACGGCCTTTGTTGCACCATCAGCAGATGATTATGATGGTGTTGATGTGACATACATCAACGGCACAACATGGGCAGAGGAAACTGTGCAGTGCAGGACTCCAGGCAATCCTACTCCTGTAAAAATTGAGGACTATACCTTAGACGGAGTTTTGGATCAGGATCGTGCTTATCAGATAGGTATGCGACGCCTGATGAAGTACAGGCAGCAGCGACTCACACATACCACTACTACAGAGCTGGACGCTCTTTGCTACAACGTCGGTGACCGCATCGTGTTCACTGACGATATACCAGGAAGCAAGACTATCAGCACGTTGATAGAGAGCATGTCCAGTTCCGGAGGAGTAACAACAATCTCGATTTCTGAGAAGCTTAACTGGGATTTCAGCAATCCACGTGCACTGATACGCTATCAGGATGGATCGGCGTCAGGGCTGCTTGTTGCGACAAGAGCAGGTGAGTATGAGCTAACGGTGCCAGAACAGCCTGAGTTCAGCGGCATTATCCTTAATGACCCAGCAATTGAACCTCCGCGGCTTATTTTCTGCGAGTCATCACGCGTTGGATATAGCGCGTTAATCTCAGAGATTGCGCCTCAATCTGACGGAACGTGCCAGGTCACAGCCAAAGAATATCGCGACTCATTCTATCAATACGACAATTCCTCCTACCCCGGCAATGTAGCTTAATCCATATCAAAACAACCCGCTTCGGCGGGTTTTCGTTTATGAGGCCCATATGACGACTTATAACACCGGCAATCCGCTGGGGTCAGCTGCTGCAAAAGATTTGTATGATAACGCTGAAAACCTTGATCATCTTGTAAATGATCAAGCTAATGAATCCTATCCTGACCGCTTTGGGGCGCCAAGGAAAACATGGTATGGTATAGAGAAAAGTGCGAATCAGGCAATTCTGAATTATGGCTATATCACGAAGGATTCTTTTGAAGATGGCAGCACCATTAGCCTTGCTAACGAGTGCCTGCGCTGGAAGAGCAACGGGGAATATTACAGATGGGACGGAATCCTCCCCAAAGTAGTTCCCCCAGGATCTACTCCCGATAGCACTGGCGGTATTGGTGACGGGAAGTGGGTCAGTGTTGGGGATGCCGCTTTAAGGACAGAGCTAAGCAACGGTAAATACCGCAGTGACGCATTAGCTGTAAAATATGTTCCAGGGGTCGTCATTGATAGCACGACAGATAACCGCGCAGCAATATACGCTTACACAGGACAAATTTATGTTCCGAAGGGTGTCCAGCTACGCTGTAATTTCCTGCCAGATGATGATGTAACCAAATTCACTGGTGAAGGAAAAATTCTTACTCGCGACCCATGGGGTAACGAGCATGTGTTTGACGTTTCACTGGCAACTCATGGCAGCAAATACACTGCATTCAACGTAATAAACCAGTTCGCTCGCCGCAATACGCAATGTCGTGTTGGTATCGTTGGTGACTCGATCACAGACGGTGCATACGGAACTGGGTGGGTTGCTAACCCAACGGATTCAAACGGGGACCTGTCCTCGACTAATTACGACCACAATGGCAATGGTGGCGCGGGTTCCTGGTTCCGTACTTTCACTGACTGGCTTAACCGTTTTACCAAAAATGGCGCCTTCATTTTCAAAGCCGAGAACTGCGCATCATCAGGAAAGCGTCTCATTGATGGCTGGGCTAATCGTAACTTTGACCATGGCTTTTTCAAAAACACTGCATACGGGAATGTTCCGCCAGACGTTTGCTTCATGTCCATGGGCGTTAACGATAACGGGCAACTGGATACGTTAGGGTTCGATCAGTATTTGTTCCGCTTTGAGCAGTTTATTCGCAAGGCTTGGGGTTATGGATGTGCTGTCTGCGTTGTTTCAATGAACCAGAATGGCTCACAGTGGGCGGCACTAGAAGCATCAATCAAGAAGCATATTGAACGCCTGTTCCCTGCGGTCGAGTTCCTTGATCTGTCTCAGCCAGTAACTGAGATGTACAGAGACCTCGGAAGCTATACGCTTGAAGATATTGCGCGGCGCCCGACAGATGGCACTTTTGATAGCACGCATTATGCTCCTCTGGGGCATCAATATATTGGCGCATATGCAGCAAAGGCTGTTATGCCGTATAGAGTCCATACTGCGAAAAAAGGGAATAACTTCGTACCAACAGTTGATAATGATATCCAGCCATTTGGTTTCCCGTCTGGTAGCACGTACAGCGTTGGTATGGAGCGGTTGAGTGGAAACACGTATCTTAATGGTTTAACTGGCTGGGGCGTGGTTTCCCCAGCTACTGAAAATTTAACCATACGATATTTTGTCTGGTGTGAAACTTCTGATATATCAATGGTTATTTTTGAACCGTATAATCCAACATATGTTGCAGCAGGTCGCGCTAACTCCATCTCTATCCGACAACAAGATAACCGTAATGCAGCATTCTTTTCGGGTAATATCGCGAGTAATGGCGTCTCATCGTTTACGAACAAACTAACCACTCGAACTGGAATCCTTAAAAAAGGACTGAATCAGATTGAGATTGTTTACGATGGTACACCGTCAAAAGTATACCCTCCTGCTCTGTTATTCAGAGGAGAACTGAACGAATCATGTTCTCAGAGCGCCTCTGTATTCCTGGCTGCAAATGCGATAAAGGGTGTTTACGGGCAGGTAAGAGATAAAGCAGATCTCTTATTAGCATATGGTGCAGAAACAGCAAATGATGAAGCGCCTGATATGTATGGTGCCACTAAATCATCAAATGTTCAGAATGTTGTCCTGTCAGCTTTGCCTGTTGATTGTGGTGTTGTTTTTTACTACAAACCCACGTCACAAAGTGGAGTTGTTGCCAAGAGAGTGGCGACCGGCATTGAGATCTCGACTATGCTTTTCGGCGCTCTTACTGTTGTCGGCACATTGACTTGCGATGTGACAGGTGAGGTCACGCTCACAGCTGGCCTGTCAGGAACAACTCCGACCATTACAGTTAAGCCAACTAGTGGAGCGACCGTTACGCAACAAGTCGCTGGTTTCTCTGGAGGGAAGATTGGATTGATAAATAAAGGAACAAGCGGACAAACATTATCTGTTAGATCTACTGCGCATTATGTTATTTAAAATTTAATCAGGGCGGAGAGGGGCGAAAGCCCCTCTTTTTTAACATTTATTTGTAAAGTCTAAAAGAACATCTTTTCTATCAGAAAAGACATCTACCGAACAAGAAGTAAATATCTTAACACCATTCGAAATAATCTTTTCCTTTAACTCTAAATTGTTAGAGAACCTATTTTTATATGTAATGTCATAGTAAGGAGCTACCGCTCCGATACCCCAAGTACTTGAAAGATATTGCGGCATGATAGTTTTAAAGAATGGGTATTTTCTAAAGGCAACTTTAGTAGGAAGAGAAACTGGAGGCCATCCTGAAATATTAATGTTGTCAATGGTCTTTATACCGTTTTGATGCAGCGCGGAAGATATTGAAGTCAGAATAACTGAGTCAAATTTATTCTGATGCTTTATAGCATTGTTGAATGAATAGGATATATTAATTGAGTTGGCTGCAAATATAACATATGCCAGATATGATATTTTTTTAAATCCTATTAGTCTGTGTGCCATGAAGAATACAAGGCATAGCGTTAAGCCAAGTGACATTAGCACGCGAGGCATAACATAGTCTGATTTCACGGCTAGAGAAAAACCAGAGAACATTATCAGTGAGAAAGAAAAACTAACTACTAATAATATACGATCTTGTATTTTGTAATCACGTGAAAAAGCGTACCTGATTACACAAGCTACCGATATTGCCAAAGTAATTACTAAAGTAGCCTTAACAATAGAAGGCATTGAGCCTATCACAGGATCAAGATTGCGACTAAAAGCATCATGTAATCCGGTAAGAATTCCATTATCAAAATCAATAAACTGAGAATTTCTCAAGGCATATTCATTTGGCGGATAAATTTTTTGCACCACTTGGGTGTAAATCGTGAAACCGGCAACAAAAGAAATGGCATTTAATATCAATCCCTTGATATACCCGCTCTCATGTTCAAGTATTTTTACAATAACAATAAAGGCTGTCATTGTAACAAAAAGAGCAGAAGAAGGCTGATACATTGACATGACAGAAGTTACTGCGACGATTTTCCAGACGACATCGATATAACTTCTATTGTAAAAGAAATATGCTGAAGAAATCGCAACTACTATAGACGCACCCATGGTTGCGCTATCAAATGAAAATACTGCATTACCTATAAACATAGGATTTAAAAATATTAGCGATGCGAATGCTGATGAGAAATATGAAGGTCTGTTAGATGATATGGCCCTTGAAATTATAATGGCGGATATTATCATGCACACCATGCCAAGAATAAAGGATAGCGGAGACACATCAGTTATCATATCCCCTAAATTTAACACCTTCATTAGTACTGTTGTTAGCGGTCGGCTATCTTTATCCCAATAGCTCGGATCGCCAGAAACAGCCCTATACAAGTCGTCCTTAAATAATTCAGCATTCAACAAAAATGGAAGGCTGAATAAAGCGGCTAGCAAAAATATAAGTTTATCTGACTTATGAAATCTCATTTTTTTCCCTTAAGAATATATCTCGGTCTTTTCTTAACTTCTACATAGATTCTGCCAATATACTCACCAAGAACTCCTATCCCGATTAACTGTATGCCACCAAGGAAAAGTACAGAAACCAGCAATGAAGGATATCCGCGTACTGCATTTCCGAATACCAGCGTGTCGAAAATCATCCATGCGCCATACAAAAACGCAGCACCGGCAACTAACAGGCCGATGTACGTCCACATGCGAAGCGGGAAAGTAGAGAAGCTGGTAATCCCCTCTAGGGCAAGGTTCCACAGTTTCCAGCCATTAAATTTCGTGCTGCCGGCCACTCGCTCGGCCCTGGCATACTCAACTACATCAGTACGACCACCGACCCAGCTAAGAACCCCCTTCATGAACAGATTGCGTTCAGGCATTAGCTTAATGTTTTCCACTACCTCGCGAGACATCAGACGGAAGTCACCAACGTTTTCTTCGATCTTTGGATTGCTGATTTTGTTGTGCAGCTTATAGAACCACTCAGCGGTCTTTCGCTTCAGGCGCCCGTCAGTAGAGCGGTCAGATCGCTTAGCCAGAACCATATCGGCCCCAGCCTGCCATTTCTCTATCAGGTGCGGAATGACTTCGATAGGGTCCTGCAAGTCAACATCAATGGGGATAATTGCTTCACCGGTGGCGTGATCTAGACCAGCGAATAGCGCAGGCTCTTTCCCAAAGTTGCGAGTGAACGACAGCGGCACCACAAGAGGATCGGCAACGGCAAGTGCGTAAATAATAGATTCTGTGGAGTCCTTGCTGCCGTCATTGATGAAGACTATCTCAACTTCATGCTGCTGAAGTCCTTCAAATTCCCGAACCGTTTTATAAAAAATAGGTATCGCGTCTTCTTCGTTGAAGACGGGAACGACCAGAGAAATTTTCATTTCGCATCCCTAAAGACAATGAACTTTGAATAGATAAATCCACACACCAGACTGATGGCGGAGAAGAGAATGAGAGTCACGATCGGAGCCATGCCAGACTTATCGGCAGCCCAACCAACAGCTGCGCTCAAGGTTCCCATAAACCCGACATACAGCATGTAGCGCATCGTACTTGTCGAGGACTTAAAGGTGAACCTGGCGTTTGCAAAGAAACTGAATGACACTGCCACGACGAATCCGGCGAAGTTACCAAGCGCCTGACCTGTGTGAAACGCGTATATGCAGATAGCAAACACAACCCAGTGAATGAGCGTGTTAATGACGCCGATTGATGTGTACTTAGCAAAGAGCTTTAACATTATATAAATCAGTCAATTCAGAAAGGTCTGAAGTTTAGCACCACTGTGAAACTTGATCGACCCTCATATTTGACGATACTGTATATGTATACAGTTATTTTGTGAGGTGATTATGCCACGCACAGCAGACATTCATGCCGCGTTTGTTGCGGCCATAGAGTTAAACCCCAAGGGGTACCGTTACCTGACCACAGACGCATTCATAGAGAAATTGCGGCAGTTCAACTGGCACTACACGCGCGAAGAAGCGAATGCCTGGATAGAGCGCAACCAGCCGGGCTTCGCTGATAAGACCACCGACGGCAGCGATAACCACTATTGGATCCTGCGTAACATGGGGAGGGTGCACTGATGGGATTCGCATCACCAGCTGCTGATTATGTTGAGCGTCAACTTTCCCCAGCAATCCTGTGCAACATCGGGGCGGATAGTAGGTTGCTCGAAACTGATATGGGGTTTGCGGTCATAGAGCCAGCAACAAAAAAGACGCCTGGAGATGTGTTGTTAATTTTGTGCGACGGCCACACACAATTTGCAAAACTCATGGGCAAGGCGCTCATTACGGATGATGGTGAAGCGATTGAGGGATCAGCGCTTGAAGAAGTGGAAGTGCTGGGTAGGGTGACGTTCTTCATCAATCGTGCATTAGATGATGATTGCCCTGCAATATAGATAAAGTTCCCCATGCGTCACTGAAAAAAACCAGCCATAAGCGGCTGGTTTTTTGTGTAGTTTGGTCGGCACGATAGGATTTTGCCTCCATCGCATGATGGTCATCCTAAAGCTCAAAGGAAGTTTTGCATAATCACTTCTTCAAAATCGCATTCCCCAAAATAAAAGCTAAGCGAATGAAAAATATAGTGAAATTTAAGGATGAAAATGCAATAAAATCAGCCAGAAAAACATGGTTAACTGGCTGATTAATAACATTTAAATGGAGGTTGTAGAACTCTGCTTCTGGAACAGTTCCCGGAAGACCGGGTAGATGTCATCCTGGTCACGAATGTGCTGCATCGCAAAGTTATCGAACATCGCTTGCAGATGCTCATACTCACGCCACAGCGTCTGGTGGGCGCGACGGGTAATTTCAATGTAGCTGTAGTAACGCACCACCGGCAGGATCTTCTTCGCCAGAATTTCATGACACAGCGGCGAGTCATCCGCCCAGTTATCGCCATCCGATGCCTGCGCGGCGTAGATATTCCACTGCGCCGGATCGTAGCGCTCCTTCACCACCTCGTCCATCAGCTTCAGGGCGCTCGACACGATGGTGCCGCCGGTCTCCTGCGAGTAGAAGAACTCATGTTCATCCACCTCTTTCGCCTGAGTGTGATGGCGGATGTAGACCACCTCCACGTTCTTATACGTTCTGCTCAGGAACAGATAGAGCAGAATATAAAAACGCTTAGCCATATCCTTGGTGGCCTGATCCATTGAACCTGATACGTCCATCAGGCAGAACATCACCGCCTGACTGGAAGGCTCCGGCCGTTTTTCGTAGTTCTTGTAGCGCAGGTCGAACGTGTCGATAAACGGCACCCGGTCGATCTTCGCCCGCAGTTCGGCGATCTCTTTTCGCAGGCGCTCCTCTTCCAGCAGTTGTGCCGGCTCCGTGTTTTCCACCACTTTCAGGCTGGTTTCCAGCTCGCGCAGTTCGCGCCGTTTGCCTGCCGTCATCGCCGTGCGTCGCGCCAGCGAGTTTTGCAGTGAACGCACCACGCTGATGTTGGCGGGTACCCCGTTTGCGGTATAACCCGCGCGATGGGTTTTGTATTCGTTGAGCTGACGGTGCTGATTCTTTCTCAGATTCGGCAGGGCCAGATCCTCAAACAGCAGGTCGAGATATTCGTCTTTTGAAATCTGAAAGACGAACTCGTCCTGGCCTTCACCGTCCTGGCTGGCCTGCCCCTGACCGCTGCCAGAACCGCCGCCTCCGCCTTGGGGCCGCTCGATTCTGTCATTCTGGACGAAGTGGTCATTACCTGGGTGCACGCGATGGCGAAGGCCGCCACGCCCCTGATGAAACATCGGTTCGCTGATGTCATCGTTAGGGATGGAGACGGATTCGCCGCTGTCGACGTCGGTCACCGAGCGTTTGTTGATGGCCTCGGAGATCGACTGTTTAATTTGCGCTTTATAACGGCGCAAGAAGCGCTGGCGATTCACCGTGCTCTTGTTTTTGCCGTTAAGACGCCGGTCAATAAACCAGGTCAT